ATGATTTTGAGTAATTTCAGAAATAAATAAACCATCATTATTATCTAAAGCTGAAGCTAAGTATTCATAAATTTCTTTAGCGGATTTAGGAGATTTAATAATATAGGTAGATTCAAGAACGTGAACACAGTTAGTGTTAGATAAATTTTTAATTAATTCACGTAATTCGTTATATTTCTGGTTAGGCTTGTTTAAATCATATGAAATAATATAGACCACAAAAAACACCCCCTTTCAACATAATTTTATCATATGCTAGGGGAAATAAAAAATATTAGGAGGAATGAGGAATGAGAAATGAAATCAACAGGAATTGTAAGAAAAATGGACGATTTAGGAAGGGTAGTAATACCAATGGAACTAAGAAGAAACTTAAATATTGCAGTGAAAGACCCACTAGAAATTTATGTAGAAGGAGATAACATAATTTTAAAAAAACATAATATAAAATGTGTTTTCTGTAAAGAAGTTAATAACTTGGTTGTATTTCCAAATTCTAATGTAAGGATTTGCTCTAGTTGTCTAGCAAAAATAAAAAATATCTTATAAGGAGGATTAACATGGAAGATGTAAATTTGTATGTAAACTTGCTTTCTAAGAAGAGACATAAGGTATCTATAGTAAAGAGAATAAAAAGGATTTTAGGGTTATGAATAATCCAAGAAAGCTAAATGTTAGACACAAAAGATTCTTAAGTGAACAGGGATATAATCCAAAAGATTTCTTAATAGTAGGTGAGGGATATGACTATTATACATTTTACAGCAAAGTTATTAAGAAGGCATTTGATATAAGGAGGTAGTAATGGGGAAGTTAGCAGATTATGCAGAGCAATCAAAAGAAGTAGAAAGGTTAGTTCAAGATGAAAGATACAGCATAGAAGAAGCTTTAAAAATTGTAAAAGAAAAATATTCAAGCAAGGAGGAAGAAAGGCAATGAAGGAGAACTGGTTTGCATTATACCTAGCTGTAGTTGGAGAAAAAAGTTTAGATACTGCTTTAGGAATAATGGGAATAAGACCTAAAAGAGAGTATATTAAAAACTCAAATTTAAAGTTAGATAATAGCGCAGTTAAATTAATAGAATTTCTTAAACTAGAGCATACATGGGAAGAAATAGGAGAAATGTGTGGAGTTACGGGAGATTATTTAAGAAACAGGGTTAAAAATTATAAAGCTACCAAGAACTCCGACCAAAGCGTTCCTAGTAGCATATGCAAAATTTCAATTCCATTATACCACAAAACTGGAGGTGTGCAAGTTGATTAAAGTAGGAGATACATTAAGAATGTATTCAATAGAACTTAATATAGATGGAGATGTGAAAAAAGAAAAGGAAGAATATCCAGTTGTGGCAGCTAAGGAATATACAACTTACAAAAGAAATAAGAGATTAACAGGACAGTATATAGTTATTAGCGATAATAGTTATGTTGTATTACAAACAATAGATGAAGAATATTCAATTCATTCAATTTTAAATAAAACTAATGTTTATGAAAGAAAGTGGCATACAAAATCATTTAAGGATTATATAAGTGCAAATATTACTACTAATGAAACAGATGATAAAAAAGTTTACAAGAAACTTAAGAAAGAAATAGAAAAGTATTTACAAAGTAATTATGGAAGATACGGAAATTACATTGATTTATTAAATAATATAGAAATTTAGGAGGATGTTATTATGGAAAATACATTATTAAAACAAGATTTACAAGAGGAAAGAAGAGAAGGTTTTAAAATTGAGAACTTGGAAGGTGCAACATGGGCCTTTAGAAAGTTAAGAGCTATAGGAACTGAGAAAACGAAAATTGAAGCAGTAGCAACAGAGGAAATTGCAAGAATCGAAGCTTGGAAACAAGAGCAATTAAAACAATATGATGATGATACAGAGTTCTTTGAAGGTTGCATAAATGCTTATTATATTGAAGAGAGAGCCAAGGATAAAAAGTTTAAATTATCTACTCCTTATGGAAAAGTTAGCAGTAGAAAGTCTAAGAAGTGGATTTATGAAGATGAAGCAGCACTTAAGGAATATGTTAAAGGAAATCAAATAGAAGCTATTAGAATTAAAGAGGAACTTGATAAAACAGCTCTTAAGAAAATTTGTAAAGATGGAGTTGATACTGAAACTGGTGAAATACTTCCAGGAGTAAGAATTGAAGAAACTGAAACTATTACTGTTAAAGCAGAGTAAGGAGTTAATTTTATGAATTTGCAACAAAAATTAATAGAAATAAGGAAAGATGTAGTTGAGTTTACCAAAGATACAAAAGGATATGGTTATCAATATGTTAGTGGAAGCCAAGCTATAAGAAAGATTAGAACTAAAATGGATGAATTAGGAGTGCTATTATATCCTTCTTGTGTAGGATTAGATGAACATGAAATTTTCAACTATACAAATGATAAAGGGAAAGAAAAAACCGACTTTATAGTTAATGGAGATATGACTTATACATGGGAGAATGCAGATAATCCAGAAGAGAAAATATCAGTACCATGGAAGTATTATGGAGCTCAAGATGATATATCAAAGGCCTTTGGTTCAGCATTAACTTATTCAGAAAGATATTTTATACTAAAGTTTTTTCAAGCACCAACAGATGGGGACGATCCGGATAGTAGAAATACAGGAGATAGAACAGCAGCTGTAAAAACATCTTCAAATAAAACTTATAAATGTAAATGCTGTGGTTCTAATGTACCAGAAAATGTTGCAAAGTATAGCTATCAAAAATTTGATAAACAAATACTTTGCATGGATTGTCAAAAGAAAAGTAAGTAGGTGGTTCCATGAATGAAGGGTGGATAAAACTTCATAGATGTTTATTTGAAAAAGCTATATGGCAAAATTCTACAGTAGAGCATAAGGTTATTCTTATCACCCTTCTAGGAATGGCTAATCATTCTGGTAGAGAATGGGAGTGGAAGGGTAAACAATTTAAAGCAAATCCAGGTATGTTAGTAACTTCACTTGAAAGCATTTGTAACAAGTGTGGCAAAGGAATTTCAATACAAAATGTACGTAGTGCACTAAAAAAGTTTGAAAAATTCGAATTTCTAACACAGGAGGTAACAAAGACAGGAAGGCTTATAACCATAGTAAATTGGGGACTTTACCAAGGTGGAAAAGAGGAAGGCAACAAACAAACTAACAAAGAGGTAACAAACGACCAACAAAGCACTAACAAAGAGCCAACAAAGAGCCAACAAAGAGCCAACAAAGAGGTAACAACTAACAAGAATGATAAGAATATAAAGAATGTTAATAATGACAAAGAATGTGAAGAAGGAAAAGAAATATACACAGCTCAACTCCCCCTTTCTTTTCCTACTCCTATTCATGAATTAATATTTAATCAATTTGGAGAAACAAGTTACAGGACATGGTTTGAAGATTCAACTGTAGAAGCTAATGATAATTTAATAATTATATCTGTTAAAGAAAAATTTAAACAGCAGATAATACAGGATAAATATTTAGAGACTATTAAAACAGTAACAGGAAAAGAAATTGAAATTACAGGAGGCATTTAAATGAAATTCAAAGAGTTTAGATCAGATTGCAATAATGTTGATGCATTAATAAATAAATGGTTAAGGGAGAATCAAGGGGTAAAAGTTATGGATGTTAACTATGCTGCTAACAATTTTGGAAGTCATGCGTTAATTAGTTATGTAGAGTAATTCATTATTGTAAGGAGAATAGAAATGTTAATTGTATTAAAAATAATAGGTGCTTTATTAGCAATAATGTTCATTATGGGCATATCAATAATAATTATTATGTTTGCAAAGATATTAAAAGAAATTTTAAATACTAAATTCTAAATATGTAGATTGAAGGTGAATGTATGAAGGAATATGTATGTCCTAAATGTGGAAGTATAGATGTTTTTATAGACAAAAGAGGTGTACAACAAGCTTTGTGTTGTGGCGATTGTGGAGCATGGATTAAATGGATAAGTAAAAAGGAATTGCCACTAGTAAAGAGATATCTAGAACAAAATATAGAAAATGATATTGAATTTACTGGAGAAACATTATGTACAGCTACAAATAATGAATTTAAAGATAAATTTCAAATTAGAATATGGCAGTATAACGGAAGCAAGGTTAAATATTATGAAGTAGATAAGAAAGTTATACCTAAGATATTAGAAATATTAGAGAGCGATGTAATAAAGTAGCTCTCAATAGTCAGAAAGGGTGTAGAAAGATGTTTTTCAAAAAGAACTACTTTGTAGAATTTGAATATGAGGGAGCAAAAGGAAAAGCTACTTGTAGTGCAACAGTAAGATGCATACCAAGTATGGTTCCTGAAATTCCAAATGAATTGAAAAAAATATTAATAGGTATGGGACATAAGATAGATACAGTTTTTATTACAAGTATAAAGAAAATTTAATAAGTCAGAAAGGACGAAGAAAATGAATAAATTTCAAAAAGTAGCTTATCAAATAGCTAAAGATGATGCTAAAAAAGAAATTTATAAAGGTCAATCTGTAGTTAAAAGAAGCAGATTAGGGTATGCAGTGTTTGCAGAAAATAAAGACTCATGGCCATATAAAAAATGCGTTGATTTAAAAAATTGGTCAAAAAATAAAAGCTGGTAATCAGAAAGGGTGTAGATGATGGTTAAAATAAAATCTGTAGATAGAATCTTAATAAAAACAGGTTGTGGAAATAGAGAAGTTAAAGGCGAGAAATACAAAGGATATGGAATTAATAAACCAGACCCATTAAATAATGGATGGGTAATTACAGTTATAAATGGTCCACATAAAGGACAATGCTTACCACCTATATTTACTACTAAAAAGGGTTGCAGAAGTATGATTGACTCTTTAGTAAAAGAAGTCGGAGATAAGCCAATAGATGCAGATGCTGAAAAAATAAGAAAAGTAATAAGTGAATCTAAGGCATATAAAAAGCTAGAAAGGATGTATCAATGCTAGAAGTTAAAGCATTAGACATAGATGATTGTTGTTATATGTTTGAGACATTAGAAGAATTAGTAGATATGCTTAAAGAAGATGATTATGAGTGTATTTTAACTATCAGGAAAAAAAGAAAGATTAGAAGGCTTGGAATTAAGTTATAAAGTCAGAAAGGGTGAAGGAAGTTGAAACCAATTTTATTTAATACAGCAATGGTTCAAGCTATATTGGATGGCAGAAAGACTTGTACTAGAAGAGTTGCTAAAGGATTAAAAGATGCTACAAAAGTAACTCATGGGGATTTTAAATGGGACTATAAACATGCTTGGATGAACGACTTAGGACTTGAAATAGCAGCACCATTTCATATAGGAGAAATCCTTTATGTTAGAGAAACATGGCAAATATCAAACCCTATGGGAGACTTTGCAAGAAACAATATGACAGCAGAGTATATGTACAAGGCAGGATTTGCAAAAGGTAAGAGAATACCAATTACTCAAGATAAAGAAAAGAATTTAGGAGTTTGGAAACCAAGTATTCATATGCCAAAAGATGCAGCACGTATTTTCTTAAAAGTAACGGATGTGAGAGTAGAAAGGCTACAAGATATTACAGAGGACGGAATAAGGGCAGAAGGAATTACAGAAGAGTTTCCACCAATTGCAAAAGATAACTTCAAAGAGTTGTGGGATAGTACTACAAAGGAATATAGATGGAGACTTAATCCTTATGTTTGGGTAATAAGTTTCGAACGATGTGAAAAACCGAATGAATAAATCAGATTTGAAGCAATTAAGTTTCTTTGCAAAAGATGAAGTACAAGAAAAGCCAAAGATAACTCCACCATATGATGCAACTATATGTGATAAATGCTTATGTAGTAAGTGTATGAAAAATTGTGAAACTCATGTTTCTAATACAACTGTAGAAGAAGCAAAGACTTTAGATGAACCATGTTGGAATTGTGATGAATGTTATTTCTATGGAATGGATGCTTCTACATTAAGTCAAAGAATAGTTAGATTTAAATGCGATGAATTTAAAATGAGTAAATATTATATTGACCTGTATGCAAGGAAGCAGAGAAGAAAGTTAAAAATAATAAAGTGAGGTATAACAATGAAAAGATATTTCGATATTCCAAATCAGAAATTAACATTACAGATTGATGTTGATAAAGCAGGTATGAAATATTCAGTAGAGCAAATAGAAAAAGCTTTAAATTTACAAGGTTTAAAGGAAGTTAATTTAAAAGAGTATAACAAATTAAGTAAGTTATATTGTGCGTAATCTGTAGAAAGGGCGTAGTGAGATGGAAAAAGAAGAAATACTTAAAATTTTAGAGGATTTAAAAATAGAATATCAATCACACTATCCTTTAGATGAAAATACTTGTAACTATCAAGGGAAGAAATCACATGTTAATGGAAAAATTCATGCAGTAGAAGATATAATAAAGATTTTAAAAAATAAATAATAGTACGTATTACTATTATTGAATGAGTTGCCGAGGGTGGCAAAATGTAGATGATGAGAGGTAGCTATGTTTATATGGATAATGATTGTTTTAATACTAATAATTGCTATATGTGCTATGTGTTTTGATATTAAGATACAGAATAAATCTAAAGAATTAGATGTAAAAGAAAATGAAATAAAAGAGAATTTAAAAGATATACTAAATTATCTAAAATAATTGAAAGGAATTAAATAATGCAAATTACAATTAAACCATTAAAAGAACTTAATATTTGTCCCTATTGTTTAGGTACTGGAAATTTAAAAGCTATGCAAAGTATGATTATAAATAATAGTTCTGTTAGAGATAAAAATAAAGAAATTAAATGTAAATATTGCAATGGTAAAGGTATAAAAATATAATTACAATTTGTATAAAAGATTAATTAAATTAGGAGGTTAATATTATGGTACATGTAGGCACAAAATTAGTAAATAAAGTCAATGGACTTACAGCAACAGTTAAAGATATAACAAGAAATGGAGTGTATATATTATCAGCAGAAGCGGTTTATGTGGGGTTTGCTAATACTTGTGAAAAACCATTTATGAAAACAGAAAAAAAAGAAGTTGATATAAATTTACTAAATAAATATATTAAAGATGGAACTTGGCAAATTAAACAATAATACACAATACTAATAGTTTGGAGAAGGAGGGTATATCAATGAATTGGAGTTTTCAAAGAAAACAAGTAAAACCAACTGCGAAGTGTTGCGATTGGTGCAAATATTTATATAAATGTCATGAAATAGTATTTGGTGAAGATATTGAAGTAGAAAAATGTGTGTTTGAAAATACTCAAAAGTATCCTCGAATGACACATAGATTAAATTTAAAACTTATGAAAGAACAGGATTTTAGATATTGTAAAAATTATAGATATTCTAAAGAAAAATTTAAGGATTATAAAAAGATGTGCAAAGAAAATGCCAAAGTAACAGGATTTGATTTTGATTTGTAATTCTAAAACAACTAAATAGAGAATGAAGCTGCAGCTATAGTTGTAAAACTTCATTCTCAATAAATAATCAATTTCATAAGGGGAGGAAGAGAAAATGAGCAACCTAAACGAAGAAGTAAGCATTAAATTAGTGGGAAAATTAACATTGTTATTACCCTTTTTAGAACAGAAATTAGATATGCAACTAGAAGTTAAGAAAGTTATAGATGAGACTTTATATAGCTATGAAGTACAAACCAAGTGTACAGATTTAGTTTGCAGCGATATAGAAGAAAAGGCTCAGCTATATCTTGCTTGTAAGAAATTAGAAGGTTTAAGCAATAAGACATTATATAATTACAAATTGTTTCTTAATAAGCTAGACCAGTATTTTACTAAACCATGTAGCACAATTGCAACAATGGACTTAAGAATGTTTCTAGGATTATTAGGAAAAGGGAAACAAGCTAGTACTATTAATGGGTATATCACTTATTTAAAGAACTTTTTCGGATGGTTGCAGAATGAGGAATATATAATTAAAAATCCTGCCTTTAAATTAAAGCAAACTAAAGTTCCTCGAGTAATTTTACAGGGATATAAGGCAGAAAACTTAGAGAAATTAAGAGAAGCCTGTAAAACGGAAAGGGAAAAATGTCTTTTTGAACTATTAGATTCTACAGCTTGTAGAATATCTGAGATAGATAATATTACTTTAGATGATATTAATTGGTCCGAGCAGAGTATAAAAGTCACTGGAAAAGGAAATGCACAAAGAATAGTTTATTTTTCTACTAAAGCTAAATTGCATATTCAGCAGTATATAAGTACAAGAAAAGGAGAATCAAACTATTTATTTATATCAGAAAAAGCACCATATCAAGCAATAGGTACAAGAGCTTTGCAACTAATTATAAAAAAGATAAAAGATAGGACAAATGTAACAGAAAGAGTTCATGCTCATAAATTTAGAAGAACTCAAGCGACTAGGCTATTAAATAGTGGAATGAGAATTGAAGGAGTACAAGGTATATTAGGACATACTACTCCAACTACAACTCAGATTTATGCGCAATTAAGTCAGGAGAACTTAAGGAATGAATATAGAAAATTAGTAGTTTAATAATTTAGGAGGAAAAACAGTGGAATATATAAATGACATTAATATAAATCAAGCTGTAATTCATGTTTTGGATAGAAATGCAGCAGAACCAGTTTTAAATGAATATATGTTAGAACTAAATGACGAGGTTTATAAGTTTTTATATAAGCATATAGAAAAGTGCTTAAAAGATGATGAACTTAAATATGCAAAATTCAATCAAGGAACTAACTTAGTAAAAGAATCTACAAAAGGATATTTAGATGGAATAGATGATGACTTTGTAGGATTATCAAAAAACTTAGCAAAACAATTATTTGCAATCATGCAAATGGATGAAAGTATAGATTCATGTGATTTAATAATAGTTTCTTTAACTACAGATCAAGGACCAATGATTGGAATACTAAAATTGGATTATGTAAAGAACTTTACACATCAAATTCAATTTATAGATGAAAAAATAGGGGTAGGAATAGTACAACAAACAGCAGGACTTCCTGGAAGTGGTCAAAAAATCGAAAGAGCTGCATTTATAAAGCCATTTAGAGAACATGATTTATTTAATCTTTATGTACTAGACAAGAAAAAGAGGACTAAAGAAGATTCAGAATTAGGAATTAATTATTTCTTATCAGATTATCTGTATTCTTCAATAGTTACAAATGAGAGAGATATTACTAAAGACTTTATAAAATCAAGTGAAGATTTTGTGAGAAGAGCTATAGTAAATGATGCTGAATTAGCTGAAAAGGTTAGAACTACAATAAAAGATAAATTGAAGGAAAATGATGTTATAAAGTTAGATGAATTATCATCAGAACTATTTAAAGAAAATGAAGATTTAAGAAATGGCTTTGTTACAGATTTAAAAATGAAAGCTATAGATAATGAGGTATTTGTAGATCCTAAATATGTAGAAAAGAAGCTAAAGAGAATCAGGTTAAATGTAGATAAACAAATTGATTTATACATTGATGAAGAAACTTATAAAGACAATTCTAAATTTAAAATTGTAGCTAACGGTGATGGAAGTGTAGACATGGTTATAAGAAATGTAGCCAATTATATAGAGAAGTAAAGAATAAGGAGAAAGTATTAAATGCAAATAGTGGTACAAGGAAAGATAACTGGCAAAGGTAGACCAAGATTTTGGAAAGGTCATGCAGTAACACCACCAGCTACAAAAGAATATGAAAAGAAAGTTAAACAGGCTTATATAGAAGAAAAAGGCAAGTACTTTAAAACACCTATAAAGATTAATATAACGGCTTATTTCAAAATTAGAAAGAGTTATACCAAAAAGGTAAAAGAAGCTATTAGAAATGGCGATAGACACCCTACAATTAAACCTGACATTGATAATATAGGAAAGATAATTTTAGATGGTTTAAATAAAGTAGCATTTGAAGATGATTCACAAGTAGTTAGGCTTATAGTATCTAAAAAATGGACTGATCAAGAAGAATGCGTAGTTTTTGAAATAAATGAATATTAAAAGAAAGAAGGAATTTTTAAATGAATAAAGTTGTTTTAATAGGAAGATTAACAAAGGATCCAGAACTAAAATTTACACCAGGAGCAGGAACAGCAGTTACTACATTAACATTAGCAGTTGATAAGTATAATTCTAAATCTGGTCAAAAAGAAGCGGACTTTGTACCTGTAGTTGTATGGGGTAAACAAGCTGAAAGCACAGCAAATTACATGGTCAAGGGTAGTCAAATGGCTATAAGTGGTAGAATTCAAACTAGAAATTATGAAGCTAAAGACGGTACTAAGAGATACGTTACAGAAGTAGTTGCTACGGAAGTTCAGTTCTTAAGTAAATCAAATGATTCAAGTGGCGGAAATACATCATCTAGTCCTTTTGATAATGGAAACTTTGAGGCAGACATAACACCTGTGGATGATGGAGATATGCCTTTCTAGGATGTGATTAAATGAATACTCAAATAAGTTTTTGGGATAAACCAAGAGTTGTATTTATAGAAGATGATATAAAGCTACATGAAGATTTTAAGAAAAATTCAGTGTTTGAATTGTTTATGGAGCAGGAACAAAATTATATTATTTATCATCAAGGTGTATTTTATGGACCATTAAAAAGTGTATGCAGAAAGGAAAGTATTAACTAATTAAATAGAGAATAAGAGCAAATAGCAATATGGTTATAAGTTCTTATTCTCAAATAAAAATCAATTTCAAGAGAGGAAGTAATAAAAATGAAGGATTATGTAGAAAATAGGGTAAAGGAAGTAGCTGAATTTACTGTAGAAACTAAATCTACTGTAAGAAATACTGCAAAAACATTTATGTATTCTAAATCTACAATATATAAAGATTTAACAGAACGTTTAAGTAATATAGATCCAGTTTTATATAACCAAGTACACAGCGTATTAGCAGAGAATAAATCTCAAAGACATATTAGAGGTGGAAAGGCTACTCAAAGTAAATTTAAGGGGATGATGTAGTTGGAAGAATTGAATTTAAGCATACAGCTTAAAAATATAGACTTAACAGAAATAAATATAGTTGAGCAGATGAATAAATCTGATGAAGAAAAGAAAGAGCTTGAAGATGCCATTTTATTATATACAACTAAGAAAAGTAACAATGAAGATATGCAGGAAATTGAAAATGAAAGAAAACATGTTATAGAGGAATTTTGGGACACAGTACAATCAAACTTAGGAGTATTAGATAAGTTAGGAATAAAAGCACAAGAAGTAATGGAAGGTTATCAAGAACATTTAGTTAAGTTGGAAGATAGACCTAGAGTTAAGGGGGAATAGCTAATGGAATATATAAGTGCAGAAGAGTTCTTAAAGCAGCCAGTAGAAGTGCAGAAGGTATTTATTGATTGGTGGAAGGCTAGTATAGGGGATTTGTTTTCAAATTATCTAAGCCAAAAGGAAAACGAGTCAATAATATTGATAGATAATATTGGCATTAAAAATGTAGTAGAAATAAATAAAGAAGAAATAATTCCATTATTAACAGAAGGACAACTAAGGAAGTTTATAGAGGATAAATATGATTGTAAAGTAATGATTGAATATACTATATGCGAAAATATAGTAATTAAATTAGGAAAAATTAATAAAGTGACAGGTGGTTTTGGATTTGATAGGAAATTTACATGTCATAAAAATAAATTTGATTTACTTAAAGCTTATTGGGTAGTAGCTTGTGAAATAGCAAAGGAGGATTAGGTTATGACACCAAAAGAGCTTACAGAATTAACAATAAAGGATATAGCAGCTAAAAGAGAAAGGGCTGATAGAGAATTTTATGCTTATCAGAAAGAAAGTGGAGTAAGAAGAAAAAAATCTTCTAATGTAAGATACGGTGGATATAGGTGGTAATCCTAATAGATTAGGAGGGATAGGATGCAAAAATATAAAAGAATACTTTATAAGGAAACCGAAGATAAATTATATAAATACTTCAATAGGGATAGGATATACAAAGGTCTAAATAGTCAATTAAATGTATTAAATAAACAGATAGATGAATTAAACAATGAATTAAAAAATTGTAAATATATCAATGTAGATGAAGAATCATCATCATCAAATTTTGATGAAAGAGTACAAACATCATCTAGTTGTACAAGTTATGTTGAAAGTCAAGTAATTAAATTAACAGATATGAAGTTAAGAAGAAAAGAAAAAAAAGAACTGGAAAGAGAAAATATATTAAGTCAATTAGGTGATCTTGAATCAATAGTAGTAGAAATGGAATGGAAAGTAGGACAACTTAGGGACAATTATAAAAAAATGCTTTCTATGGTATATAAGGACAACATGAATGAAGTTCAAATATCTTTTAAATTGCATCTAAGCCAAAGCCAAGTGAATAAGAGAAAGAATAAGATACTAGAGCATATATTCATGTGGGAAAAATGGAATTAGGTAGTATGTAGAGGTGAAGAATATGTTGACTAAAATAAAAGATAAATTAATAGAAAAGATAGCAGATTTTTTCTTTTGGATAATGTGGAAATTGTAAATAGGAGGATTGAGGAATGTTGGAAGAATTAATAAAAATTGCCAATGAGTTATATGATGGGCATTTTACAATAATGAAGTTTACAACCAATTACAGAGTTTGTTTTGGAACTGTATCAGAGCGTGAAGATATTAAATTTATGGCAGAAGGCAAAACCCTTGAAGAAGCTATAATGCAGGTTATTAATAACGGGATAAATTAGATAAAATGTAGATATTATAAAGGAGTAAAAAATGAAACGATTTATAAATAAAAAACAACATAGCAAAAAATGTCATATAGATAGTAATAAAAATGTGATGGTGTGTTATTGTACAGGAATTAGAAAAGAGTATACACCGTGGGAATTTATAAAGGAATATTTCAAATTAAATACTGATAAAGAAGTCGCTAAGAAATGTAATGAGTTATTTGGTTCAAATATAGATATTAACATTTTTCCAGATTAAAATTAAATAAGAAAAAGTTTAAAGGGTGGAATAATTTTGGAATAAAAGAAGAATAATTTTCTAAGATTAAAGCTTTAAAATAGTAAGTGTAAAGAATTAAATTTAAACCTCTCATAAATTCTCAATACCCTTTTAGTAGCTACGACTCTTATATGTGATGAGTAATATAAGACGAGTGAAATAATAAAAGTGCTGCAGAAGTAAATCCATACTCACTGGTATTCTTACGCAGACACTTATAAATACTCCGTATAACTGAAATCTTAAGTTTATACTTGAGACATTAGTAGGTTGTATGGGGTATTTTTATTATGATTATAGACCAGTAGGGTTTTATCCTCCTAATTAATTTAAATGTGAAAGGTAGGTGTAAACCTCCAAACACAATATAGTAGTACATCAACTCTACTGGTTTTTATAGATAGGATTTGGAATTAAAGAAGTTCCCACCTATCTTTTTTATTTTATTTAAGAAAGGTAGGATGTAAAAATGGAAAACAAATTATTAAATCTTACAAGTGATAAGGAATTAAGAATAACAAGCGTAGAATTAGTTGATATTATAAATGATTTTAGAAGATTAGAGAGCAAAAGTACTGGAAAAGAGTATGTTTCAATTCAACATAATACTTTTATGAGAAAAATAAGAAATGAAATAGAAACATTAGATTTACTAGGTTTGGAAGGACAGAAAAATTTTGTACAGTCCTCATACGTTAATTCTCAAAACAAAGTACAACCTTGCTATTCATTAAATAAAGATGGAATGTTACAAATGCTAAATAGTGAATCTGTATTAGTTAGATATAAAACTATTGAATATATAAATGAACTTGAAGATGAAAATATGAAATTAAAAGAAGGACAACTATTAATTTCAGCTAAAGAAGAAATAAAGGAACTTAAAAGTACATTAGATGATTTTAAAAAAGCAACAGAAGAAGCAAAACAAATGTACAAACCTAGTCATAAGAAAAAACTTGATTATAACAAAATGATAAAATCATTAACTAATAATAAAGAAGAAGCACAAGTAGTTAAGGATTGGGTATTTGGTTTATTAAATATAAGCAAGTGGGAAGATACTTGTGCGAATGATACTAAAAGAATAATTGAAGCTATAAATACAGTAGCTAGATTATTAACTATAAAGAAATTTGAACAGTTAAGTATGCTTTAGAATTCTAGAAATAGGGTTCTTTTTTATGCAATAAAACAGAAAGTAGGTGAGAAATATGATTACAGTAATGGCATGGATAGTTTTAATAGTTAATGTATTGAGTGGAATTTTAAATTTTATATGTACATTTAAGGATAAGACAGTATCAGATAGAGTAGTAAGTTTTATAACAGCAGCTATCAATCTAATGGCATCATATTTAGCTTATTATGTTTTATTTATATAAGGTATGAAGTGTGATAGAAATAAACTTAAAGATGTACTTAAGGTTAATTTAAATACTTTAAAGCAGATAGAAAGAAGAAATAATCTACAGATAAGACTTAAAAAGATTGGTTATGATCTCATAGATAAGCACAAAGAAAAAAATAAGTATATCTATGAAATAAAGAAAACTACTGATGAATCATATAAGAAACTTAAAAACATAATTAATAGTACTTACAACTCTAACAGAGCAGATAAGTTTGTAACATACTTTAATATAAGAACATTAGAAGAACCTAACACAGTAAAAGATATAGCAACAGCATCAGATGTTACTGAAAAGACAATAATAAAGTGGGATAATACTCTCCAAGATAAAAGAATACTTTCAAAAGATGGTTATTACTACTTTAGATTATGCAAAGATACTAGAGAAGTACAACAATGTACTATAGAGGAATACAAGTCTTTTTGGAAGAACAAAGCTTATATAAATGCTTTTTATCAACTCCAAAGAAAATACATGAATGGAGAAATAACACTTACAGAGTTGCAGTTAGCTTCAGGAGAAATAGCAGTAATAATAAGTACTATAGAAAATAAGTATTACTTCAAGGTTAAAAAATATAAGGTTAACAAGGAAAATGAATTATATATGGAAACTAAGAGATTAATTAGGGAAATAGAAAAGGGTACGAAATAGGCTATAAACTACATGCTATAAATTAATACTTAACATGTAACTATAGGTTAAAAACGTACCCTTTTTATAATGCTATTTATATTAATTTATAGGTATCTTTTTAATATGCTTATTAGCCTGTACAAGAGGTTATTTATTAAATTGATTAATTATACTAGAATATATTTAAAGCTTGTCTAAAAACCCAATAGATAAGCAGAAATATACATATAACACTATACATATAATAAAATACTGTCTAATGTGTATAGAAGAAAGTGAGGTGATTATATGCAGCTATCAGAGAAACATTATAAGTGCATTGAATTATTAATAAAAGGCTATAAGTATACTGAAATAGCTGAAATGGTTCCTTGCAATAGACAATCAATTTATAATTGGTTAGAAGATAAGATATTTAAGGCAGAGCTTGACAAATGCAGACAAGAGATAAAAAATGCAGCTCAAAACAAAATAATAGGTAAAACAGACACATACCTTGATAAAATCGAAGAGATTGCCTTTAATAGTCCATCAGACAACGTTAAGCTTAATGCATTAACGTTCTTATGGGAAACTGTTTATGGTAAGCCTACAACAAAGATAGAGCAATCTAGTACAGGTGATAATATTAAAGAAAAAGTAAGTATAACTGATATGTTAAAGCAAGTTGAGAAAGATAATGTTATTGAGTTGCCTAAAGATAAAGCTAAATAGTATGGTATCAAAAGGTATACTTTTCAATACTATAGAAATGCTTATGTAATTAATGGGTTTAAAGAATATAAAATAATATAAAAAGGTATCGAAATATTGTGTTGACATTACGATACTATAAGAGTAAGATAAAGTTATAGAGAATAAGAACATGATAGGGGCATATTCTAAATTACAGAATCTCAAAAACCTGTCACTAAGCTCTATAAAATTTTATTATATTTTTTAAACTGGGGGTATTGAAATGCTATATTTTGCTTATCATAGGACTTCAACACATGATCAACATTTAGATAGAGGTATTAAAGAGATAAATGAGTTTATTACTAAAGAAAATATTAGTTTAATAAATGAGATTTATACAGATAAACAAACTGGAAAGAATTTTAATCGACCATACTATGATAATTTGATTAAAGATATGGAGCTTGTTAAAAAAGCCAATCCTAATGAATGTATTGCATTAATAGTTACTGAGCTTGATAGATTGGGTAGAAATAAACAACTTATTTTAAAAGAAATTAGGAAAATGAAAGATAGTGGTATTAGACTAATGGTTTTAGAAATACCAACAACTCTTATTGAATTACCTAAAGATTCTAATATAGCCAATATGATAATGGAGACTATAAATAATATGCTTATAGAAATGTATGCTTCATTTGCTCAGGCTGAAATAGAAAAAAAAGAGAAGAGACAAAGTGAAGGCATTGCTGCTAAAAAAGCTAGAGGTGAATGGGATGATTATGGTAGGCCAAGAGCATTAGATTTTAAAGAATTTGTTAAGGAATATAAACGAGTTCTTGATGGATCTATTAAACCTACTGAATGTATGAAACTTTTAGATATTACTAAACCAACTTATTATAGATATAGAAAAGAATATGAAGAAAGTAATATATTATGATATAACTATATGAGAGGTGATATAAATGATGAGAGGTGATATAAATGGATTTAAATAACATTGAATTTAAATATGCTGATGTTGTCTATAGCAGATATGGTGAGAGATATATTGAGCATAAGAAAAGCAAACAAGATATGATTAGTTTTATAAAATACCATAGTGATAATAGTAATATACTATTGGAATATGTTGTTGTAAATGATGAATACTTTTTTGATAGTAAATATATCGGGAAATATTTGATTGATAATATTAAATAAAATTATTTGGTGACTTTTAGCACTTAGAGTTTATCTAGGTGCTTTTTCAATACAAAAGGAGGTGCAGATTTGATTATTACCGATATTGTTAGAAATAAAAAGATTGAAATATTTGAACCTATAGGATTTGGTGATGTAGGTAAAAAAATTAAGGTTGATGGAGTCATGTATAGGGTAGTTCAAGTATGCAGTGATACAGGTGTTTATGTAATGCCTATATTTGAACATATGAAACGATATAGTATTATCAATATAAATGGTAAGCATATGTCATTAAGTGAAGCTGAGCAAAAAGGATATGATATATCTAAATATTTGGAGGACAACTAGTATTTGGATAACTTAGGGACTTTTTGTTTGCAAAAAAAGGATTATAACTCTTTCTGTAGAATATTGTATTTTATGGAAGGAAGATAAAATATGAAGAAAAAACAAAAAAATAATACTGCACCATACATTATTATTGGCAGTATTACATTAATTATTATATGCATACTAGTTATAGTGCCTATATGGTTGCAAGTTCAAGAAAAAACAAATTATATAACATATGATACTTGGATACAATTTTTTGGTTCAATAGGTGGTGCTATGTTTGGTGGAAGTATAACAGCAATTGGATTGTATTTATCATTAAAAGAAAATAGGAAAGTATTGAAACTTCAACAAATTAATGAAGATATTCAAAGTTTATTTGAATACTATGGAATTTTATGCGATTTGTTTTGTCATACACAAGTGTTATATCAATATGTTGATAATGATAATGTAATAGGGTTAAACAAAGAAATTGTAAATGATTTGCTTTCACAATATACAAAAAATTTAAATAAATATACAAAAATTAATAGTAATATAGCTAACCCAGATTATCTTACAAAATCATTAGAAGCTCATAATTTGTATTATGAATCAATCGAATTACTAAATGCAACAAATTATAAGAAATTAGAACTAGTAAAGTTATCAGATATTCTAAGAAAAAAAACATCGAAATCAAGTGATTTATATAATGAAATCATGAACAGTGTTAATACAGATATTAAAGATTTAAAGAATATAAAACACAATATAATTAGTAGATAAGAACTCTAAAAATAGGGTTCTTATATTATGCTCAAAAATAATTAATCAGAGGTGATAACATGATATACTTTGACAACTTAAAATTTGATACAGAGCTTAAATATGAGGTATATCTGTTAAATAAGTACCTCACTAAACATTATAATAGTAAAACATCTAAAGCACTCTTAGAAGCTAATAACAATAATCTTGATGAACTTGCAAGGGCATTAGGTGAAATAGATATTGAATTTTTCTGTTTGTACTTTATGAGTGATACATTTGTTGTAAAAGACTCTAATGTAGCTAGACAACTATCTAAAGGACATTATGAGCTTTGGGATATAGCAAATGATATATTTATAAAAGATAAACATGATAAGGCTGCTATTATTGAACCTAGAGGATTTGCTAAGACAACTATTTTTGATATGGCAGTATCTGTTTGGCTACATTGCTATAAGAAATCTCTATTTACCTTACTAGGTGCTAAAACTGATACAGATGCAACTCAATTTTTAGATTCCATTAAGAAAGTATTTAATGAAAACAAGAAAATAATTAAATGCTTTGATAAATTAATAAATGCTAAGAAATTTACTGTTAACGCAAATGAAGTTGAGTTTACTAATGGAACTTATATTAAAACTGTGGGTTCTGGAACTTCTGTCAGAGGTGCTAACTGGGGAGGAATAAGACCTACTGTATTTATTGGTGATGACTTCCAGGATGAAAAGAATATTTTAACTGATACTGCAAGGGATAAACAGTATTCTAAATGGACTAAGGAAATTGAAGAAGTTGGCGATAAAGCTGTATTTAGAAATGGTAAAAAGATAAAATCCGCTACTAAAGTAATAGCAATTGGTACTGTGCTTCATATTGATTGTCTTATGAGCCGATTGAGTAGAAATAATGATTATTATACTATTTTAAGGCGTGCAATAATATTAGAATCAGGGCAAACCGTAGAGGATATTTTTGAATATGGAGAAACTGTTGAAAATGAATTTAAACCTGGTTTATGGTTACAATGCCATGATATTTATTTTGATGAGAAGCTTAATAAAGATGAAAGAAAAAGTAAAGCTAAACAATTTTATGAGGACCACAAAGAAGAAATGCAATTTCCAGTATGGTGGCCTGAGAAATGGGATTGTTTTAATGATTTGGCTGTTAAGTATTGGGAAAATAGAGTTGCTTTTATGAGTGAACTTATGAATGATGCAAGTTCTATAGGAGAAAAGTGGTTCAAGAGTGTTAGAACTCAAACTAAAGAAGAAATTGAACAGCATGATTTTACTAAAACTATGCTTAGTGTGGATCCAGCAAGTACTACTAATAAAAAATCAGATAGCACAAATATTATGGTTGGAAGCAAAGCAACTAATGATTTTACCTATATAAGAGATATAGTTCATAGAAAAATGACATTTAATCAATATTGTGAGAAGGTTGTTGAGGTCCTTGAAAGAAATTTAGATGCTACTCATATTAATGTTGAAAAAAACACTTATCAAGGTGCTGATGTAATTAAGATTAAAGAATTAATTGCTGCAAGTGAAATACTCAAAGGTAAAAAATATGAGTGGATTAATGAAATGCAAAAGAAAAATAAAGATGAAAAGATTAGTACAATAGTTGATGCTGTTAATAATGGTCAAATTATTATTGTATCTGATTGTGAAGATAGTAAAGTTGCTATAGAAGAAATAGAAGAGTTTCAAGGTCAATTATATTCAGTTCATGATGATGCTCCTGATAATTTAGCAGAACTTGAAAATAAACTTAAGATTATTGAAAAACCAGCAGTTGTACAAATATTTGATAGATCATCATTATTTTAGAAAGGGGTGAGAGCATGGAATTTATAAATAAAAACATTGAATTGTTAAATAATATTAAAAGTGACTTTGAAACTAGAAAAATTATTTATGATAAAATGTATGATTATTGTGTTACTGGTAAATCAGAAGCCTATAGAGAATATAAACACAATCCTAAAAGAAGCAATCTAAAGGTTAGAACAAACTTTATTAAGAAGTTTATTAAAGAAGAAGTTGCTTATCTAGTAAGCAATAAAATTACTTATACAAGTAAATCTGATAATAAAGAAGAACTTGACTTTTTAGAAAAGAAAACAGCTCATTGGGATAAAAACCATGAGAAAATGTTACTTAGAGATATGCTTTCTTTTGGTAGTGTATATGAGCTTTATTATACTACTAAAAGAAATGATGAAATAATGTTTAATTCTAAGATTATAAGTCCTCGTGATGGATATGTATTCGCTGATGATTTTGGAAATATAACAATGTTCTTAAGATTTTACAAAAAGAAATTTGACACTAAGCTATATATTGATATTTATACACCAGAATATATTTATCATGTAGATGAAAGTTTTGAAAAAGTTGAAGAACCAACAATAAATAGATTTGGAGAGGTTCCAGTAAGAATTGGAACTGTAAGCCAATATAAAGAGCAAGATACATTATTTAATGAACTTAAGGATTTACAAGACGCATTTGAAACCAATCTAAGTGATATTGTAAATGAAATATCTGACTATAGGTTAGCTTATTTAATTTTTTCAGGGTGCCAGATTGATACAACTACAAAAGATGAATATGGAAAGACACAACTTGATTCTTTAAAAGAAAAAGGTGCTATATCTGTAAGTGAAAAAGATGGAAAAATCTATTTTTTAACTAAAGAGATAAATGATACTTTTGTACAAAACACTCTTAATACTCTTAAGAAAAATATGTATGAAATATCTAACCACATAGATACTAATGAAAAGCTACAAAGTAATTTAAGTGGTAGCGCTATTAGAAATAGACTTATAGGATTAGAACAAAGGGTAAAGGATAGTGAGGGGAGTATGAAAAATATTATCCAAGGTAGACTTTACTTTTTGTTTAAGTTATTTAATAAAGTTGAAAACCTTGGATATGACTATAGGGATATATCAGCTAAGTTTACTTTAAATATTCCACAAGATGATGTATCAATAGCTCAAATTATTTCTCAAATTCCAGATGGAATATTGAGTAAACAAACAGCTAGAACATTATTTAGCTTTATGTATAACTCTGATAGAGAACAAAAATTAATTGATGCAGAAAAGCAAAAAGAGTTAAAAAATGAAGTAGATCTTGATAAGGTAGTTGGTAAAAATGAGTAAGAAATTAACTAAAGAGCAACAACTTTATATTGATAAGCAATTAGAGTTTGCAGAAGAGTTATATAATAAATCAGATGAACAGTTAAAGGAAGCTTTCAAACAGCAATTAAATAATAGAGATGAAATACTAACAGAGATAGCAAATACTATGTTATCTTATAATATTGCAGATAGTAAATTATCTATTGGAAGTATTGAAAAGCAGAAATTAAAAGAAAAGCTAAGTAAATTTATTAGAGATAAAATTCAAGGAGAATTAGTTAATGAAACTAACTTAACTGATAAGTTTTTGAAATCTACTGGTAAAGAAAAATATAATATTAACAACTATCTACATGATATAGGAATGAATGTGAGTTGGGATATTAAGCCTGTAGATGATGAAACTTTAAAGGCTGTAATTAATACTAAGGTAGACAATAAGCTATGGAGTGATAGGCTATGGGATAATAAAAATGCCCTTCAAAAAGATTTAAAACTAGAAATAGAAGATTTCCTTAATGGAAAAACTAGTGTAAATGAAATTGAAGCAAAAATTAAGAAAAAATACAATTCTAATGCTTATAATACTAAGAGGTTAATACAGGATAATGTTTGTAGAGTTCAAGAAGGTATGAATGATATTTGGAGAGAAGAACATAACATAAAAAGAGTTCTTTATATGGCTACTTTATGTCATAACACTTGTGGCAATTGTGGCCAATATGATGGCAAAGATTATCCAGTAGACAAGAAACCTGTTTTTTTACCTCAACATTGTTTTTGCCATTGCACCTATGTAAATATACCTAGTGCTGATTGGCGACCTAAAATGAGAATAGATAATATTACAAAACAAAATATATCTTGGCAAACATATAAAGAATGGCAGGAAAAACATGAAGCACTTACTTAAATAGTAGGCGCTTTTATTATGCAAAAATTTAAGGAGGAGATGAATTTTGAAACAACTTGAAACAGTAATTTTAAGCAAAGAAATAATTTTAAATGATGGAACTGAAATAAAGATATCGTTAGATATAGAGAAAATAACCCCATTTAATAATATAGATATTTTAAATAGGGTTACATGTTTAACAAATGATATTATTTATCAGAAGTTACCGCAATTACTTTCCGATAAGCCAACCCAATAAAGTAGAAGCAATAGAACCAGCAATCCATGAATGTTTTTCAAAAGCTTCACTAAATTTAGCAAGCGTGCCTTTGGATACTGGCATGTTATTTTCGGTTATAGTTTTCAAGGTATCTATTAATTGTTTTAAATCTTCTTTATCTTCATATGCATTTTGTTCAATCAATTGTTTTAAATCATCAAGATTGCTAGAATTATTAATTGTTGCAGTTGATTGAGTACCTATTATAGAATTATCTGCATTTTGAATATTGAAGTTAATTTGACTAGCATTTGATTCTTTTTGTGAATTAGTAATAAGTTTTTTTAATTCAATTTCGATATAAGATATTAATTTATTAGAGATATCATTAATACCTATAAGTAATGTTTCATCAATATTTCGAGTATCTGGACATAATGCCCATACAGCATAATTTATTAAATTATCAGAGGTTAAATTAGGATACCAAAGAACATCATAAGAAGCCTTAAGGCTTTCATAACGAGTTTTAGGGTTCCCTTTTAAATTAAATCTTTCTTGTGGATTTGATTTTTGGCTAAAATATTTTATTCCATCAAAATCGATATTAATTATAGATTCTAAAATCTGAGAAATTAAATCATTAGAATCACAAAATGTAGTAAAGCTATTTAGATTACATTCAAAATTAATTTCATTGGAACATAAAAATTCTCTCGAAATAGTAACAAATTCATCATAAGTATTTTTAAAATCGGCATATATCATAGATTAATCCCCCTTTTCAACAAAATTTTACCATAATATTAACTATAAGAAAACAGAGAAATATTAAGAGGGTGATTCCGATATCTCGTTTAGTCTAGCATTATAAGTTTATTTTTATATAAAAAATTAAGGAGAAGTTATGAATGTACAAATATTAATGAAAAGTGGAAATACCTATATTCAAGAAATGGATAAAGCTAAAGATATACAAGATGCTTATGTACAATTACATTTAAATCATGATGATCTTGTAGTTTTAAATAAGTACACAATAATAAATCCATTGGAAGTTGCAGAAGTTAGAATTATTAATAATGATAATTATGACAATAAGTTAACTAAAGAACAGGATTTTAATATAACTTTTAATACTAATGCACGCGTAAATAAAGATGAAGTTGCTAAGGAGTTAAAAGAAAAACTTAAATCTTCTGACTATGAAAGAGTATGTGACCCAATATCTTATTTAATGTTCTCGAATTAAAATTAATAGGAGGAATTAAAATGTATAAAATATTTTATTCACTAATAACTATAATTTGGATATTAGATATTTTAAATATACCAAGAATGGAATTTTTAGATACCCAAATACCAATAAATACTTTAGCATGGTTATTAATATGGATATTTATTCCTAGCACAACAGTTAAAGTTAGTAAAGAAAGTGAAGAATAAATTATTAGATTAGCCTATAGGGGCTTATTTTTATTTAAGGAGGAAAGTATTATGCATCATTATATTACAACTTATATTGAAGATGGAATAAAATACGCAGAAGCATGGTTACAAATTAATTTATTTGGTAAGTGTATATGTTTTTCAAAAAGAAAAAAGAAACTATACACAATAATGAATAGACCTAGATAGTTACCTATTTTTATTTAAGGAGGATTCTAATGTTTGAAAAAGTTTTTAAAATTGGTTTTATATTAATTATGCTAGGCTATTTAACTATAATGGGACTTTTAATTACAGTTGGAATTGAATTTTTATTTTAGGAGGAATTGAAAGATGAAAGAATTAAGTACAATCCAAAAGAGAGAAAAATTAAATGATGTTTATTCTATAGACACAAAAGGCAACGGAGGAGCTAATCACGAATATTTAATATGCCAACATGGAAAAACTTCATGGTGTAATGGAAATAATTCAGAGTTAGTATATGCAGAAATACAATTTCAAAACGGTCCAAGAAATGAATCTAATTCAATTCTTGGTGTAACTAATGAAGACTTATTAGAAATAGTGAGAGATAGACTTAAATCTTTTCAAGCTGGACCATTTAGTTCAAGGGAAAATGCTTGTGCTTTAACACATGTTGAAGAAGCTTTAATGTGGATGAATAGAAGAGTAGAAGATAGAATTGAAAGAAATGTATTAGGAAGGAATGAAAAATAATGAATAAGTATATTGGAACTAAATTAATAGAAGCAGAACCACAACAAAAATTGTATAAAGGTGAATATGTTGGTGAGGAATATATGCAAGATGGCTATAAAATAATATACCCTGATGGTTATATCTCATGGTCACCAAAAGAGGTTTTTGAGAAATCTTATCTTAAAGTGGATGACAATTCTAATTTGCCTAGTGGTGTTTCAGTAGGTCCACAAATGGTTGAAGATTTTATTGTTGATTATGAAGTATTTACGAAGAAAGATAAAATTACTATTGTTATTGCAACATTGGTAAATGGATTTACAATTGTTGAAAGTTCTGCATGTGTAGATATTAAAAATTATAATGAAAAAATAGGTGCTGAAATATGCAAGGAAAGAATAAAAAATCAAGTATGGAATCATTTAGGATTCTTATTACAAACAGCATATAAAGGTATTAAGTAAGCTTTAGAAATAAGGCTTATTTTTATGCCCTCTAATAAGGCGCTAAACTGTTAGAAAAATAAAAGATTTAACTATACAGGGTTAGTAATAAAACTGCATAGGGAAGGAGTTAAGAATGAAAAAAACAGAAATAACAGAACTATTAAAGGATATAGCTGATGATGCTGAAATAGATGAAACTATAAAGGGCAGTACATTGGCTGATTTGTTCAAAAAGGATTTAACTTTAGATGAAGTTAAAAACTTTGTTGAATCTAGTGATGATGGCAAAAAGTATCTTCAAACTTATGGAGATAAACGTGTAACAGATGGCATTAAAACTTGGAAGGATAAGAATTTACAAACTCTTATAAATGATGAGGTTCTTAAGGCTACTGGTAAGAAAAAGACTCCAGAGCAAATAGAGATTGAGCAAATTAAAGCACAATTAAAAGAACAAACAGACAAAGCTGAAAGAGCAGAATCTATAGCTAAATATAAAGATGTACTAGCAGAAAAGAAAATACCAATGGAAATGATTGATTATTTCTTAACTGATAATGAAGAAACAACAAACACTAGAATTGATAATTTTAGCACTTATGTAAATGATATGGTCAATAATGGTGTTAAAGATAAAATGGCAGATGGCTCTTATACCCCACCAGGTGAAAATGGTGCAGGAGATTTAACAGCTGATGATGTAGCAAAAATGATGATGTAAAAAATAAAATTATATAAATTAGGAGAGTGATATTTATGGCAATTAATACAATTGCATACGCAACATTATTTCAACAAGGATTAGACAAAGCAGCAGTAGCAAAACTAACATCTGGATGGATGGATGCTAATGCTGGACAAGTAATTTACAATGGTGGCAAAGAAGTTAAGATTCCTAAAACTTCTATGGATGGTTTAGGTGATTATAGTAGATCTAGTGGATTTACAGATGGGGCAGTAACACTTGAGTATGAAACAGAAACAATGACAATGGATAGAGGTAGATCTTTCATGTTAGATTCTCAAGATGTTAATGAATCTAACTTTGTTGCTAATGCTACTAATGTTATGGGACAATTCCAAGCTACTAAGGTAGTTCCTGAAATTGATGCTTATAGATATTCTAAAATTGCAAGCTTAGCTATAGCAACTACTACAGCAAAAGATTCGAAAGTTGTACTTGCTACTGGTGGAAATGTTATTACTTCAAGCAATGCTTTTGCACTTTTAAAAGCAGATATAGCAGCAATAGAAGATATTGTTGGTGAGATTCCATTAGTTATAACAATGTCTGCAACAATTGCATCTTTATTAGATCAAGATGTAGCTATTAGTAAACACCTTGATGTTACAGATTTTACAAAAGGTGAAATTACAACTAAGGTTAGAAGTCTTGATGGAAATCCAATAATTAAAGTACCTAGTGGAAGATTAAAAACAGCCTATGTGTTTAATGATGGTGTTACAGATGGACAAAAGATAGGTGGATTTAAGGCAGCAGATAATGCTAAAAATATAAACTGGATTATTACACCGTTAACAGCACCAATAGCAGTAAATAAAACTGATAAAGTTAGAATATTTGATCCAAATGTAAATCAAGGTGCTGATGCATGGAAGATGGATTATAGAAAATACCATGACTTATGGATTATGGATGAAGCACTTAAGCTTTGCAGGGTAAATGTTCAGGAAACATTAGTTTAGGATTAGGCTAAATACCTAGTCCTTTTCTTAAGAAAGGATGATTTAATTGTATAAGTTACAAAAACTAAATGTTATTAAAATTGTTGATAATGAAAATGCTAAAGAAAAATTAATATTGCAAGGCTTTGAAGTTATAGAAAATATAGATGATGAAGCTGTTAAATATAATAAATTAACAGTTGATAAACTTAAGGAACTAGCAAAAGAAAAGGGTCTAGAAAATTATTCGAATATGAAAAAAGAAGAGTTAATTGCAGCACTAAAGGAATTAGATAATGCTGAATGATATTAAAGAATTGCTTAGAATTAAAAATGAAAGTGAAGATTCAAAGTTAAACTTATATATCAAAATGGCAATAACTCTTATAAAGAAATATTTAAATAATGAAAGCTTTGATGATATCTATATTGAGGAAAACTTTGATATGGCTATTATTTTGATTGTTTCTAATGCTTATGAATATAAGAAGAGTGGAAATAAAGGCAATATAAAATCTATTAGTCAAGGTGCAAGAAACATTACTTATGGGGATAATACAGCGTTTTGTATAACTGATGATGTTAAAGCATTGTTGCCAGTTCCCTATATAAAGACTTTTTATTAGGTAGGTGAATTATGGATTGGTTTTATGATAAAGAGATAAATATTTATACCTATAGTCCTTATGAAGATGAACACAGAATAACAAGGGATGGCTATATAAAAGCAACTAAAGAACCTTATTTAGTAGATATACAACCATATTCTACTGAAAAAGCTAAGAAAGATTATGGTTATGATATTAAATGTACTAGAAGAATGTTTAGTGATGCTTATAGTGAAATTACAGAGGACTGTATTATAGAATACAACAATAAGTATTATAAAATTGAAGCGATACCTTGGGATGATGATTATTTTGAGGTTTTATTAAGTGAAACTAAAGACGTTAATATTATTGAAACTGAGGTTGAGAATAATGCAGAGCTTTGATGATTTGATAAAAGAAGCACAAAAAGCAGCTGAGAAAACTGAAATGATAGTGCTTGAAGAAATGGAAAATAAGGCGACTGAATGTGTAGCAAGTATACAAGCTGAAACACCAGTAAAAACAGGTGCTTTACAACGTTCAATAACACATGACAATCCTCAAAAAAAAGAAGATAAATATATTGTTACATGTGGAAGTTCTCTTGCTTATGCTCAATCTGTTGAAGAAGGGCATATTCAAGAGGTTGGAAAATATGTACCAGCTATAGGTAAAAAATTAAAAAAAGCTTTTGTCCCTGGTAAACATATGATACAAAACAATGTTGACTTATATCAAGAATATATTAATGAAAGTATTAAAGAAAGAATTGAAAAAGAGGTATGGAATGAATTATAAAATTAAATATTTAGATTTGTTGTATAGTGTTTATGCTTCTTTGAAAGATAATTTTAAAAAATCAACAATTACTATGAGTGAAAATAAATCAGAGGTTAAAGGACCTCTTTTTTTTGTGCAAATAAAACCGCTGGATAGCAATTCCTATAGGCATTATACAAAAGAATTTGTAAATGTAACTATAACATATACAGATTTGGTTTTAGATCAAGAAAAAGTTCTTAATGTACAAGATGAATTAAATGAGTTATTTGATGATGGAATTAGAGTTGAAGGTACTTTTATATATTTTGATAAAAAGAGATTTAGTGAAGGAGAAAATTGTATAGTATTAACTTTAACTCTTAAATATCATAATTCTAAAAATATTAAAAACATTCCAGATTCAGATAAGTATACAAAGATGATAGAAGAATTACACATGAAAATTAATAATAGTGAGGAGGAAATAAAATGAGTAGTAATGCAATAGAATTTGATTTAAAAGCAGCAGCTCAAAATACAGCAACTAACAGTACTAAAGGTATAGTAATGTTGGTTCTTAATGATACTGTAAAAGATATTAAGGACTATAAGAGAAAAAAGAATGTTACTGATAAATATAGTGAAGCTAATAAGAAAATTATTGATAGATGTTTTACTAAGTATGGAATAAAAAGACTTAAAGTTGTTTGTTATAACACACCAGAAACTATTAAATCTGCATTAGATAAAATTAGTGGTGTTAAATTTAATTATTTAGCTTGTCCTAGTGCTACTGAGGATACAGATAAAAAAGCTATAGTAGATTTCATAAAAGATGAACACAACAATATGAGGTATCCAGCAGAAGCAGTAATTCATAATTATAAAGCAGATTATGAGAATATTGTTTCTGTAAAAATAGAAAGTATTAATCTTGATGGAGAGGTTATATCAGGTGCTGAATATGCTGTTGATTTAGCTTGTATGTGTGCAACTTGTAGTATTAAAGAATCTTTAACTAATAAATTATTAGATGGCGTTAAATCTGTAACATTAATAGATCAAAACGAAGATGAAGATAGTATAACAGAAACAGGTCATGTTTTTGTAAAATATGATGAAGATTTTGAAGCTTATGTTTTATCTGATGCTGTAAATACGAAAACAACAATAGATGAAAGTAAGGAAAATGATTCTATTAAAGAAATTAGAGTAGTTGAAATATTAAATACTATGTTAGATACATTAAAAGTTACTTTTAAAAAGAAATTTCAATCCAAAACAGGTGGTTCATATACTGGAAGAAAATTAATAAGGGATTATTTTAATACTTATTTTAATTCAATGGCTAAAACAGGTGCTTTAAATGCAGATATGCAAAATAAGTGTTGGCTTGATGTTGAAACAACTAAAGAATATTTAGAGAGTCAAGGCGTTGACACAAATGATATGAAAGATGAAGATGTTTTGAAATATGACATAGGAGATAAATTATTCTTAAATTCAAGAGTTTATGTTTTAAGAACAGTTGAAAAAATGAAGTTTGTACTTCAATACTAAAGGAGGGATTAAGACATGGAAAACTTTAATGAATATTATGCGATACATGGTAAAAGTTTTGTGATGTGGATGGATGGTGATCCCATGGCAGAAGTTTTAACTGCTAAAGCCAAATCAGATTTGACTACAGAAACGGTCTATATAGCAGGTCAACTTGGTAATGGTGATATTATTACAGGTGCTAATGGTACTGGTAGTTTAAGTTTTAATACTACTATTGGCGACCTTCCTAAGAAAGTTAATGATTGCTTAAAAAAAGGAAAGCCATTTAAGTTTGATTTAATAGGTGAAATTGAAAACAAAACATACGGAGGTACAAGAAGAATTATTATAGAAAACTGTAAAATAACATCTTTTAGTCCACTAGATGTTGATATACAAAAATTATTAAGTGATTCGTATGAATTTAAATATAATCCAAATGATGTAACAATAGAGTAGTTTATGCTTTAAGCATAGGCTTTTTTTATTTTAATGAAGGAAAGGTGATTAATTTGAATATTAAAGATATTTTAGCAAGTAAAGGTATTTTAGATGAAAAAAATTCTGAAAAGACTAAAGAGTTAAAAATAAAATCTCTTGAATCTATTGGAGATGGAAAGATTAAAATAAAAAGCATTAATGATGCAACTTTTGATAGCATTGAAAAGTTAAGTAAAAATGCATACGAAGTTAATAAAAATGCAATTTATCAAGCTGTTATTGAGCCTAATTTAAAGGATAAAGAATTACAGGAAGCTTTAGGTTGTAAAACAGCACCAGTAGGAGTTGTTAGAGCATTATTTAATAAAGCTGAAATAGAAATAATTGCAAGTGAAATAGGTAAGCTAAGTGGAATGTATCAAGAAAAGGACATGGTTAATGAAATAAAAAACTAATAGACCGAGATAGGGAAGTTTGTATGTATGCTTGGTATATAAATAGAGGGCATACATTAAATGAACTTTTAAATCTTGGTTTTTATGAAAGAATGTTTTATATTGCATCTATGGAAAAAGCACATAAAGATGATATTGACGAAAAAATTGCATTAAATCCATTTTTAAAAAGAAAGTAGGTGAGCATTATAGGATTATTTGGAAGTGAATTAAGTATAAAAGATGGATTTTCTAAAGCCTTTAGCTCATTTACTGGGCAAGCTGATAATGCTAAAAATAGTGTTAATAGTATTACTGGATCAATAATGAAGGCAGAGTCAGAGAGTGCTACAGTTACTGGAAATATGAAAAGCCATGTTATGGGATTAGCGGCGGAATATAAACGTGCTGGATTAACTCAAAGTGAAGCCATGAAAAAAGCATGGAGTGAAGTTGAAAGAGATTCTAAAACTGAAAGTGAAAAAACAAGTAGTAACTGGGGAAATTCATTTAAGAAAATAAAAAATGATAGTAATAATGCCTTTAAAGGATTGAGTAATAGTGTAAATAATTTTTCTAATTCTACATTAGGAGCATTAAGTAAAATTACAGCAGGATATTTAAGTTTAAAAGGCGCTGCAGGTTTAGTAAATACATCTATTAAAGACGCTAGTGAATTTCAAAATGCTAGCGTTTTTCTAGGTGCTGTATATGGAGAAGATTTAGGAAAAGAAAAGTATAAATGGGCTACAAAAGAAGCTAATGCTACTCCTTTTGAAGAAGGGGAAGTTGCTTCAGGATTAGCTAGAGCAAAATCTTTAGGTCTTAAAGAAGATTCAAATACTTTTAAAATGTATGAAGATTTAGGAAGTTATGCAAAAATCCAAAAAGTTGGTGATTTAAATTCTGCTATAGATGCTATTTCAGATGCTCAAAATGGTGAATGGATGAGATTACAAACTATTACAGGAACTAAAAGAGCAGCTTTAGAAGAATATGCTGATGCAAAAGGTCTAGGAAAGTTTACTAATAAAAAAGGTCAAGTCACTGATAAAGAAAAATTAATGAATGTTTTAAAATCCTATATGGATGATAAAGGTATTTCAGGAATGACAGATAAATTTGCTAAAACAGCAGATGGAAGAATGTCCACACTTAAAGGAAATATTAAAAAGTCTTTAGCAGAGATTTCAGGAATAGCTGATGATGGAACTATTAAAGATGGTAGCTTATTCGATAAGTTCTCTAATGGTATGGAGAAAATGATAAGCAGTGTTAATAATTTTAGCAAGAGCGAATCTTTTCAAAGAATAGCTGATGGCTTAGGTACATTAGGAAATAGTTTAGTTGGTGGATTAGATTATATTACAGAACACCCAGAACTTCCAGGAACTATTGCAAAACTTGGTGGTGGAATAGCCCTACTTAAGGTATCAAGCTCTATTATAAGTCCTATAACAAAAGTTAGTTCTACTCTAGGATTACTAGGGAATACAGCTAAATCATCATCTCTAATGCTTGGAAAAGCAGCATTAGGAGTAGGATTATTTGCAGCAACAGCAAATAGTTTCTTTAGTAAAAATGGTAAACTTCATAATCTTGTAAATGATGGTTGGAATTATGGTGCTAAAGATGGTGAAAAAACAGATGTTGCAGACACTACAAAAGCAATTTTCAAAAGTAGTTGGAATTCATTGCAATATGGTGGAGCTAAATTATTAGGAAGAGAAAATGCAAAACAAGAATTTAATACTAGGCAAGATAAGATTTTAGCTGATTGGCAAGAATCAGATAATCAAATAAATAATGTTTATAACAATTTTTCTAATGATAGGGAGAGTAACTGGGACACTATTCCTAACATGATTGCTAATGGAAGTGTAACTAAAAATAATACCGATAATACAGTTCAAAATAAAATTGATGTTAATGTGAATGTTGATACAGTTAGAGAGACGGCAGATGTAGATGAGCTTTGGGATATAGCACTTAAAAAAATAGATAAGTATACTAATACAAGAAATAATTTAGATTATTAGGAGGAGTAGGTATGGATGGTAGAAGAGCAGTTTGGATAAAAAGCCTAAATGAAAATGTAGGCATTCAATTGCCTATAACTCCTTTAATTACTTTTAAAGAGAGTATGTCTACAAGTTCACAAGATTTACTTGGTTTTGGAGAAATAGAGAATGGATCAACAGCCCAATTAGACACTTGGACTTGTGAAAGTTTTTTCCCCGACATAAACAATAACTATGATTTTTTAGTATCTAAAACTAAATATGAAACAGAATATTATGTAAAAACATTTAGTCGGTGGATGAAGGAACAGCAGATACTAGAGCTTGAATATTATAGTGATGCTAAAACAATAAATAAATATAATTGTAAAATAATTGGATTTAGTCATGGAGAAAAGAACGGAAATAAGAATGTTTATTATACTTTAGATTTCAGAGAATATAAGGAGTTAAAAGTATATCAACAAAGTATTGTTAATAGCGAATATATAGCAAATAGTTATGGTAGTCAATATTATTATGTTGGTGAAGGAGACACATTAATAAACATTGCTGCTAAGTTATATGGAGATAGTTCTAAATGGGATTATTTATTAAGAATTAATGGTCTTAAGAATCCTTTAGATATTACATTAGGACAACAATTAAAAATATAAAAGAGGTGTAAATTTGAAAGATTTAGTTTTAAGAATAACAAAATATAATAATCCAACAGATATAGTTCAATTACAAAATTATTGCACAGAAGTTAAATTAGCTAATAGTTTTACACAAATAGCAGCAGAATTAAGTTTTACAATGCCACATACAACATTATCTTCTAGCTTAGTAGCTGTTAATGTAGAGCTAGGAGATACGGTAACTTTACATTATAAAGATAAACAATTATTCTATGGAAAAGTTATAGACACAGAGAAA